TCATTAGCACTATCACCTAAAACTCTATACTTAACACCACCGACGTTTGTTTCGCCAAATGTTTTTCTAGGCTCTAAGTTAATATTTTTATCTCTAGCAACTCTATCTTTTGTAGCATCTGCTTTGCCTTGCTCGTAAAAATGCTTAGCAATAGCATCAGCGTTCATAGCGGTAAATAAAGATTTGTGGTAACCTGCCGCATCTTCTAGTGATACACCATCCTTACCAACAAACTTGTTGATAAGATTATTAAGATTACTTTGCGTCTCTTTTACTTTATTAACATCTTTAACGTTAAATCTATATTTTTTATCACCGACATTGTATTCAAAACCTTTGAATTTGTCGTTAAATAAATTATTAGTTTTATCTAAAAATATTTTTTTACTAGCTTCAGATAAACTTGCTTGCTCTTGACTTTCTTTGTTGTACTTTTCATAAAAATTTATAGCCTGCTGTTGCTCTTCAGTGAGTTTAACACCAGACTTAATTTGTTTATAGTACTTAGACTTTTGCCCGTCTAAATAGGCTTTAGCCTCGGCAACTTGCTCTTTGAGGGCTATTTTTTTTCTCTTGATATCTTTAGGATCGTCTTCATCTTCATTGTAACCAAAAGTTTCTTCTAATAAAAAACCTCTTTCTTCTGCGGTTAAATGAGATTTTGTAGCGCGATAATATTCATCAAGTACATCAGAGTTATCCATCTTGGAAACGTCTCTGTTTAAGTTTACATAATCTTCAAGATCACCACCTGTTTCTTCCATAAAGTCTACTAACTTTTGTACATTTTCAGGCAGTGGTTTGCTAGTGGCTTGAGATTCTTTAACAGCTTCTTCAACAACCTCTTTGACTTCTTCAACAACTTCTTGTTGTTCAACTTCAACTTTTTGTTCTGGTTCTGTTTCAACAACTTCTTCCATAACAACTTGCTCTGTTGTAGCTGGCTCTTCTGCCACTTCCACCTCTTTTTCAGCGGGTTGTTGCTCAACCTCTTCGCTTTGTGTAGGTGCTCTATCTAAATCAACTTTAATTATACTATCATCTCCAGCACTATTAAATTTTGATTCATCTATTTCTTGAGCAACCTCTTCCACAGGTGACTCAACTTGTTCTTGAGATACTTCCTCAACAACATCTTTATTTTCTTCTGTCATAATAAAATTTTATAAAATATTAAAAATTAAGAAACTACAAGTCTAAACCTGCGTCTCCTGTAACTATATCATTACCTGATGACTCAAACTTTTTAAGTGAATCACCCTCACTTCTTTGAGTAATCATTTGTTTCTGATGTTCAGCTTGTCTATCAACACGTTGATCTTTTCTATCTTCTCTCATAGATTCTAACTTGCTAGCTAAATCTCTTTCTTCTCCTTTTAATCTAGAATTTAACTCAAACTCAAAAGCCATTAATTCTTTTTTAACACTAGCTTCTTGCTGTAAATACATAGTTTGTAATCTATTCTTTTCTTGCTCTAGTTGTATTTCTGCTTGAGTTTTTGCTTGATTTTTTTGAACTTCAGCTTGAGCAGCAGCTTGTTGTGCTTGTTGATTTGCTTGTGATTGAGCTTGAATGTTTTGCTGTTGTATTTGTTGGTCTCTAGCAATTTTAGCTTTACGTTTTACTTTTAGCAATTGGTTGGCTAGTTTAACGTTTCTAACATTACGTAAATCTATAGCATCATCTAAGTCTATTGATTTTTGAGCTATAGCAACTTGTATGTTATTTTCTAATATAGCTTTTTCTTCTTCATCTGGCATTAATTCTATGAATATACCAAAATCATATAGATGTAAATTTTTCATTTCATCTAATGTAGCAACATTATGAGCTCCAAGAGCTCTTATAAAAGCTTCTTTAGTTGGTGAGTATTCTATTATATCAGCAATACGAAGAGATAAACACTCTGCAACTTCTGCTGTTATGTACAGCATTGATTGTAATATATGTCTTGTAGCTGTATTAGAATTTGCTGCAGCCATTTTTTGTACACCTACTAATGCGTTACGATCTGGTGTGCTAGCGTCTCTGGCCTCGTTTAATCCAGTTACATCACGTATCATTTGTAAGTAGTAATTATAAGTAGTTATTAAGCTTTGTATTTTACCACTATTAACTCCATTGCTTATTTGTTGTATTGGTACTTTACCTGGATTTACGTCTCCATCTGATGTAAAACTTCTACCTATAACACTACCAGTTTGAAAAAACATGTTTAAAGCCTCTTGTGGATTGTAATTTGTTCCATTGCCTAAATCTATTTCTGCTAAACCATCTGCATCCAAGTAAACACCATCAGGAACCATACGAGCCATTACTTGCTGTAACTTTAAGTGCGTTAGTTGTATCATATCTGCAAAGCTAGTTACTCTACCGACTATTGATTCAATTTTACCTTGATACATTCTAGGTGCTACTAGTTGATAATTCATTTTTACTTTACTAAAGTCAGAGTCTGTACGCATCATATTAGGGCACATTCTCCACTCTAGTATTTTATCAGAACCTATTATATAAACACCTTCATATAAAACTTCTACAACTCTCTCTAGTCTACTAAAGTCTCCATCCATATTTTCAACTGGCGGATTAAATGTATCATCTTTTTCAATTACTCTTTCAGCACCGCTACCTAGTGTTTTTAATTTATAAACATCATTCATGTGAGTTTTGTAATTAAAATATAAAACCTGAACTTTATTTTTATCCTTATGGTTAACATAGTCTAGTGGGTATGAATATTTATCTGCTATATCTTTTATCTCAGACTCTGATAAATTAGGAAACTGTTTAACTAATTCATTAATAGGTATTTCTTTTACTTCTCCTATATAGTATATATCCTCAAAGTATGGTGACTCACTATAAGAATAAACTAAATCAGCTGGATCAACATATTCTACTCTAGCTCCACTGCTAAAATCAAATGTAGTTTTTGTAGCTCCAATACCAAGTACTGTTAAATCATATAAACATCTTCTTCTTATAAGATCATAATCACTACCTTCTAGTAAAACATTTAAAGCTTGCTCTTCCGCTAGCTCAACAGCTTGTTTGTAATCAAGCTGCATGTGTAATGCAAGTTCTTCTTCTGTATCTGGTAGTTTTTCTTTTTCATTTTCATACAAGTCTACACCAAAAGTTTGTTGTGCTATTTCATTAAATTTTTTAGCTCGCATATCACGAAGTATAGACTCCATGTAATTTGTTCTTTTACTAACACCTTTCTCATCTTGTGAAAAACAATTTATTTCAAAGTTTCTTTGAGCCATACCGTTAACAACAATGTCAACAAACTTAGGAATAATAGGAACAGGTTTCCAATCAAGATTTAAATAAGATAAATCACCATTAATAGATAATTCATTTTTGTATTTTTGTATAGGTTGTTCACCTCTAGCATAAAGTCTTAAGTTGTGAAAATTGTTTTGATAGTTATCATACTTAGAAGTGCTACCAGAAAACCACTCATGTCTAATTGCTCTAGCAACTTTTAAACCATAATCTTCACTTATTTTTTCTAGATCACTAACAGCTTGTGATGGAAAATTTATAGAATGTTCTGTTCTCATATATTATTTTTAATTATCTTTGATGAAGCTCCTTTGTTATTGTATTTTGATATATGTAGGTTTAAAGGTTGTCTTTTTTGTTTTGGGTTTGGTCTATATAAATGTCTATTGCAAGCCATAACTGCTAGACCTGAACTTATAGAAGCATCATGTTTTGTTCTTCTATTTATATCAAACTTTGACCAATCGTTTAACGTCTCATTAAAATACATAGTACCATAAGTACCATCTTCTAATAGACCAACATGATCGTTGATATACATTTCAATTGCGGCAGCATGAGCTTGCTTTATGTCTTCACTAGAGTTTGGTATACCACCAACTTCTTTTTCTGCTGTTGATAATTTATTCCAAACTTTATCAGGTCTATTCATGCTGAAAGCTCTATAGCCTCTTCTACGCAAATAGTATAATAACCTTGGTTTGTTATTCTCAGCAAGTAGTGGCATACCATAAAATACTAACGCCATTAAAACATCTTCAAAAAATATTTCAGCTGTTTGTGGTCTTGCTATATACTCAAGAAAAAAAGTGTTTGCTGGAGCGTCTTCCATTGAAAACTTTGTTAATCCATGCAAAGCTCCTTTTGATCCTCTTTTATCTACTGTTCCAGATATATCATATGAGTCACAACCAAATGCACCCATATGTTCATTACCGGGATATCGTACGCCATTTTTAATAATAACGTTATTTTGTAATTTACCTCCTGGTACCCAACTAACTTTAAATCTACCATTTGGATCTGGGTTAAAAGTTACCATTGTATCTTTTTTACCATTTAACCACTGAAAATTACCAGGTGTTATAACAGATGAACTTCTATTTCCTTCGTTATAATCTATTTGCTCGTATATTTTTATAAGATTAAATAAACTATTTTTTGTTTCATCTCTAAACGCGTGCTCTTCAGTTCTAGGAAACTGTCGGTAAAATTCATTTAAAGCGTCTTGATCATCTCTTAGTCCTTCAGCTTCGTTTTCCCAATGATCTATAACACCTTGGTCTATTTCTATTCCATGTGGATCAAGTGTTCGTTGTTTAGGATTACTGAATACAGGTCGTCCGAATTCATCAATGAATCCTTCGTAATTCCATTCCATAGGAATAAACAAAGAATATAATCCCGACTTAGTTTGTCCATTTCTATTGCGCTTGGTAACATCTGAATCATAATATAGATTTTTAAAATTATCACCCCCTTTATCTAACGCGTTAGAAGTTGACCCCATCATACATTTGCCAACAACTCTACTACCTAGTCTTAAACAAGTTTTTGTAACTCTCCAGTTGTTTTTTATATTATCAGGTCTCTCCCATTTACCACTTTCATCATGTACTAGTAAAGAAAGCTTTTCACCATCGTAACTATTATCACCTGTATTTTTCCAATCTATAGTTGTATCAAGACCCTGCATGTCATCAACCTCTTCACGTTCACGTATTTTTTTACGTGTAAACTTTTTAGCAGGTACTCTGTATGCTAACTCAGACTTTGGTCTATCCATACCGTCTTGTATCGGTTTAAAGAAAAATGGATAATTAATACTTATTGGTACAACTTTGTCAGTAAACATTTTCTTTGCATCAGCTCCTGATTTAGATAATATACCAAACCTACTATCACTAGCAAGTGTTGCTAAGTTAACTGTTTCAGCTGAACTCATAAATGAAAAACCTGAACGTCTGTTTTTTAAATAACACATTCCATAACATCTATTATCTGCTTTACACGCTTCCCAAAATATAAAGAACAATCTATTTGCCTCTCTAAAATCTGGAGCACCAACATCTATTTTACTCCACTGCAAGTACATATAGTGAGTACCGGTTATATATGTTGGCTCACCGTGATTCATAAACCAAAATCCCTCTTCTCTTCTTTTGAACTCTTCGTCAATATATCCGTAATGCTTTTCTTTAAAATCGTCCGGGTAAACCTGCCAGTCAAATACTGTTTTAATTTTTTTAAAATCAGGGTTTGGCGGAAATTGTTTCCACTTTTGTTTTGATTTTTCATTGCTGCAAGAGTATATTTGTTTTGGTTGTTTAGGTAGAGCTATTTTAAATCCTTGTATTTCTATAACATCACCAATCATCCCAGTTCTTGATATTACAACAATATCATTTTCTTTATTATAACCATATTCCCACTTTTTAGATTTATTTAATCTTTTTAAAGTATTGAGCTTTATTGGTTTTACTATTTTATATAAGCTTTGTTCGTATTTCATTTTGATCTACCTTCAGCAAATCCTTTGAAAGCAGTTTTCTTTTCGTCTTCTATTGTTTTTCCTTCAAGCATTGCTTCTTCTTCGTGGATTCTGTTTAATATTTCAAACGCATCGAATATAGCTAATTTCTTAGTTGCCGCGGCATTTTTTAATCTGTCTGCTGATATGTCTTCGTCTGAATCAACTATCTCTTCTCTAGCAACCTTAATTAATTCTTCAACCGCTTTGTGCCCAGCTTGGATTATATTCTTCTTCGTTTCCTTGATATTCATATTTAATTGTAATAAAATTGTTCAT